ACACGTATAGGGTCCACCGTATCGTCACGAGAGAACGGAAAACAAATGCCGCGCGTTGACATTTTCGAGCGCGTCACGTAATTTCCGCGTGCCTAATTTTGTGAGGCGAAGGAAAAACCGATGCGCAAGTATTTCCGCACCTTCTACGTCAGCACTTACAAACTGTCTTATTATATCGCCGCCGATGACATGCCTTTACAGTGCAACGAAAGCATTCGGGACTGGTCTTTCGTCTGATCAAAATAAACCGGGGCGCTTTATTTAAGGCGCTCCGGATATAGGGCGCGGCATAATCTGGAGACTAAAAATGCCCTACCAACCGAACCCCCTCGAACCCCGCTCCATGGACTACGCGATTGCGGATCTCATGGGCGCCGCCGACTACCACCGTTGCAACGGTAACAACGCCGAAGCTGTGCGCCTCGCGAATTTGGCGAACAGATTGCGCATTCAGTACCACATAACTGTGATTGCAAAGTCACGCAAAACCATCTAACAATTTTTCGTACGCAAACGCGTCAACGGAACAACTGGAGAACAAAAATTATGGCCACCAACCGTAAGCTTGTCGCTATCCCTCAGAAGGCCATCAAAATCAAGGCTGTGGTCGGCAATCCGGCCGTTGCCATTCGCAAGGCAATCCAGGCCGGCGAGCTGGAGACCAATAAGGACGGCGCTCCGCTGTCCGGCCAGACCATCGTGCTCGGCTACCTCTACGGAAAAGTTGTGAAGCGCACGGTTCACACCCGCAACGTTCCTCAGCCGGACGGCACGGTTAAGACGGACAGCTGGCCGGCGCTGCTGGGCGAGTTCGAGTGCGTCAACGTGCTCGGGACAACCGCGCACCGTGCGCCCATGGCGTTCCTGCAAGATCACATCATTGAAATGATCGGTATGGAGCTAGAGCACGCTGCCGAGCAGGGCGTTGAAAACCCCACGCTGCTGATCGCGTACGAGATCCAGGCGCAGACCAGCGACAGCGCCAGCGCCGGCTTTGTGTGGCAGCTACAGCCCAAAATGGAGATGTCCCCGCAGAGTGATCCGCTGTCGCAGCTCCGCGCCATCGCGAAGGGCGAAGAGCAGGCAGCTGTGCCCGCGCCCGATCTGACGGCACCCGCTCTCGCTGCGCCGTCCGAAACCCCGAGCGCTGATGAAACGCCAGCGCCCGAGCTGGAGACGGTCGACGCAAACGACACCGACGCGGGCGAGCTGGAGCCGGCGTACGCGGGCGGCGATTACGGCCGCAGTGACAAGCGGAAAAAGCACCGCTAATTTGGGAGCGCCACACCGTGGCGTTTCCTCCCTGACTTGAAAGGGCGGCCGGGCTAGTAACCCGCGCCGCCCTTCTCTTTTACTGTGTTCGACGGTGCCTCTATCGAACGATTTCAGGAAATAGTGATCTCCGCAACACCAAGAGAGGAAGCGATGCCGCAGCCGATCCAATCAGCGCCGAAGGACGGGACGCCTGTATTCGTATCCGTTGAGCCGCGGCACTCCTGGCCGATCAGGGCTCGATACGCGAACGGTGTATGGGTCTTTCACTGCCCAGGTGACAGCGTGGATGGCTCCCGGTTTGAGCCGCAGCCGACCCATTGGTACCCGCCGACCCCGGCCGCATAGGAGCGCATGTAATGGCTGTCAGCCTTGAACATCTCAATGAGATTGCCGAACAGGAGGAAAACCAATGATCGCAGATTGCCCGCCCGCACTCGTTCAGTTGTGGGAAGAAAACAAATCCGCCGCCCTCGCGCGTCGCCCGCAAAGCTGTGTGCTGCGCGCCGAAACCGGAATGTATCTATGCGGTCTCGAACAGCATGGCTGTGTGAGGATCACACCGGAACAACTTTTGGAAGCTTCTTCACGGCGCCGTCAATCGCCGGCTTACCAAAATAATACAGAGCGCCAGCAAACAGCGCCAAGCCGATAACCAGCACAAACACACGCAACAGACTATCGGACGCCCACGACACCCAAGACTGGCTCTGTGTAGTGATAGCCTGTCCGATAGTCTTTCCCGCTGTCTCAACTCCCTTGGTGATATTCTTATCACCTTCTTGAATAGCCTTTGTGGCGTTCTGTCCCTGCTGATTGACAGCGCCGACAAGCGCCGGGTTAGCCTGTACCGGCCCGGCCGCGTTGTAGCCGGCGATGTTGTCGCCCGAGCCCGCTACAGAGCCAGCAGTCACGCCAGGATCAAGCGTGGCGCCATCTAAACTGGGCGCGCTACCGGAAAGCGCAGACGGCAATCCGTCCGTCACGCTGGCATTGCCCGCGCCGAGTGCGCCACCGACGTTGAGCGATCCGGCAAACGAGCTGCTGTCGATTGGTGAGCCAAAATTGCCGTTGGCAAGCAAACCGTCGCCACTATCGCCATTGCCGAACACGACGCTGGCTTGTCCGGTGCCGCCCCCGTCATCGTAGCTCTGAACCTGTGTGCCAACGGACGTCTCGACGTTGCCGCTGCCACCGCTGTAATTCGCGTATCCGAGCCCGTCACCGGCCGCCGCGTTGTTTCCGGTGCTTGTGGTCAGATCCGGCGAATACGGCCGCCCACGGGTGTTGTCCGTGAAAAAGTGATTGCCGAGCTGAAAGCTGTTGTCGCTGCTGAGATTGCGCGCCCAACTGGCCGTGCTGGCACCAGGGTTCGCGTAGTTTACAGCGCCCGAGCCCACAACGTTCGGCAGGGAGCCACTCAACGCCTGATCGGCAACCTGATACGCGGCGGCACTCGGCGTGCCGCTCTGTCCCTGAAACTGGTGCGGCGCGAGCGCTTGGCTGACCAAATCGGAACCGTAGCCGCTGAAATTCTGGCTTGCACGGTTCGAGATGACTTGCGCGACAGCCTGCATCCCGCGGACACCTTCGCCGCCGGCCTCGCCTTGAATGATGCTCGCAAGGGTATCCCGCGCGTTCCCGAGGAAGCGCGGGGTTCCGACATACGCCATTACATCCCCCGGTGTTCGAGAAACGCGGCGCTCACAAGCGGCTGTATGGTCGAGCGCCCGCCGACGTAGCTTCGAACGCGAGTGATCACAACGCGCGGCTGCGGATCGGGATCGTCATCGAAGCCCCACGATCCCCAATTGGCCGTAGCAGCGTGGTCTGGCTCCCGTTCCCACAGAAGCGCAGCGAGGGCGGCCAGACAGGCCACTCCCGCCAGAACAGCTTTTGCGTGCGCGCTCAAACGTGGATCCCGCTGTTCGCCAGGATGGCGTTGATGCCGTCAGTCTGGAACCCGCCGCCCCACATATCAGCGCTAGAAATGCTGACAATGCCGTAAAGCGTATTGAGCTTGTCACGCTGCATCTGGATTTGAGTATTGAGCTGCATGCCGGCGATGCTGGTTGCAGTGGCGTTGTTGTTCAGTACGGTTTGGTACGCATAGTTCTGGCCACTCTGCTGCACAGCCTGCCAAGCGGCGGTCTGATTATTCGCCACACCTGCGGCGATGCCAGCAAGTGTAACATTGGTCGCGTTGTTATTCGCACTCACCTGCGAGGCCAGAGTAGCCACAGCAGTGTTCGCGTTCGCGTTGATGGTCGCAATCTGTGTCGCAGCGCTCATCTGACTATCGTTGATAGCCTTTGCCGCCTCTGTCTTATTGTTCTCTACCTGTGCATACAGGTTACTGACGTACTTCGTCGTGTCCGCCGTCGAGGTGATATTCTGCAACGCAACGTTGGTCGCGTTGTTGGTCTGCGCGAGCTGCACCGTCTTTGCTGCATCAATCGCGTTGTTCTGCACACTCGACTGCGCATTGATCTGCGCGGTCGCTACCTGCGCGTTGAGCTGCGCCGCCATAAGCGCTGTGTTCTGCGCCGTGTTGGTTGGCTGCGCCATTACAACGGCGCTCTGTCCGGTGCTCTCGCCACCGCGCAAAGCGAGCACCAGCACCACGATCAGCCCGAGCAGGATGGCGCCAGCGGTTTTCGGGTGCTCTTTCACCCAGTCAAGCACGCGCATAGTTAGACAGTCCTTCCCGAGATGGCGGCGACCAGATCGGATGGCAGCAAGGCCACGGTGCCAAGCGAGCCCTGCTGATTGGGCCAGGGCGCCGACAGCGTGACCACCGGGATATTCGAGATATCGGCCGCGGGCGAAATCGCGCTCGGCACGCCACGCGACAACGGTTCTCCCCGACGCAGACCGTAAAGATCCTGTATCGGGAACATGAATGTGGAATAGGTATAGTTTTGCGCACCGGGATCGGGGAGCGGGTGTTCCTGATGCACAAGCCGAAACGTCCCATCCTGCTCGTTTGGCACGTAATTCCACTTGGCATAGTGACCATGCCGCGGCCCGTTCGGTGTAAATGGTCCCTGTCGCATGGTGTTGCTCTTTCCCCGATCCCGGTTTGACTTACTGAAGTGAGAAACCGCCGGAGTTCAGGTCAAAACCCTGCTGTCCGCCGGGATACGTCAGATTGGGCGTGTAGCTCGCGCCGGTCACGGGCGCTTCGGCCACACCAAGCGCCGAGCTGAACGCGGTCCCGGCTGCCTGAATTACGCCAGCGGTGTTGCTTTTCTTGCTGACGATGAGCGCCAGCAAGGCAACGCCAACGATCAGGCCGGCGATGGTCACAACCGCTTCCCAAGTAGAACCCCAAAAGTTCATCACACAGTCTCCTTACGATCCGAGATTACCGCCGGCACCGGCAGTGATAGGCGACACAGCGTCAGTGATCGCGGTGCCAAACGCGTTGCCAAGCGCCTGAATAACGCCCGTGGTCTGCGCGTTTTTGGACAGCAGAACCGCCAGCGTGGCGAGGCCAACAATGGAAACTGCGAGCGTGACACCCGCCGCAACGTAATCGTTCATTGAGACATCCCCTGTGATGGTGAGGAACCTAAGCCGAAGCCACCGAGCCCGTTCAGCGTACCGGTGACAGCGTTTCCGATAGCGCTGCCGCCACCGCTCGCACCAGCGCCGTCGCCAGCCCCGGCATTCTTGAAAGCCTGTTGAATGCTCGAGAGGAACCCGCCCCTGGTCGCCAACAAGAGCACCACGAACAACAGCACCAGGAAGGCGCGCGACAGCTTCTCAAGCGCCGGGATGTAGCCGACAACGCCAATGAGCCCAATGGCGAAAATCCACACCAGAAAGTTATTCTGACCGGTGAAGTCTTTCACCAGAAGCTGGCCAAGCGCACGAATATTGCCGACGCCGCGGGCCGCGGCGACGACAAGGAAAATTCCGATCAGGGCAAGTGCGAAAGGCATTAGAACCCCAAGATAGAGCCGAGGTTCGGCAAGATCCCGTTGCCGATCCCCAGTGAACGCCGAAGGGCGCCAGCGGCGGCGCCAATCGGATCTGATGCGGTCTGCGAGGCTGTCGCGCCCTGATCTGCACCGCCCGGCTGCGAGCTGGAGCCGGATTGCCCTTGCGTCGTAAAAAGGACGTTCAGGTAAGCCGGTAGTTCACCGCGCAGCGTGATGAAAACCACGAACGCGACGCACAGACAGAACAAGATCACGTTGGATTGCGACAGCCGCATGATCAATCAACCACAGCCTCGATACCACCGCGGATGTGTCCGAGCACCATAGCCCACAGCAGCGAGCCAACCATGAAGAGCCCAACCATAAGGATCCAACCCGTCGCGTTCATGTTCGGGTTATAGGGCTGTGCGTACCACGCCTTAAGTTTCGCCAGCATCGGTGCAATTCTCCTTTATGGGTGTGTGGGGAGGGGCGTTAACCCCTCCCCTGTGATCGTTTCCCTGGCAGAATTCGGGAGCGCTGCGTCAAGAGCGCCTGAACGATCAGCCTGCGGCCAGCGAAGAAATGCGCGTGGCGAGCTGCACCATCGTGAAGAACTCCCAACCCACCTTGACCAGCGAAGTATTTGCGCCAGCGACAGACAGCGGATTGATGACGAGCTGCATATTGCCGAACGTGGCGGTATTAATCGGCGCCTTGCGGTGATCGAAATAATACATCCCTAGCGGCGTATCGTTACCAATCGCAAGTCGAGTATCGAGGGCGGCTTTCTGCGGAGACTTCTTCCACAGGTTGGTGAAGTTGGCGGTCGTGAGCGCGAAGTAATTCACGTCCGATCCAGGGTTCAGCGTGCCGTTCTGATCGAACCAAACCGTGGTCGAGTAGAATTCGCGCTGGTTGCCATACTGGATCGGGAAATCCTGACCGGCCGCCAGACCCTGCAAGCTGGTGTACTGGAGCTGGTACACAGTCTGGAGATCCAGAATAGGCAGGTTCGCCGACGGGATCTGATCCAAGTAGTTTTGATACGTCGTGATCTTGAAATTGGTCGGCACAGCCTGTGCCGTGGTGCTCGACTGGAAAACACTTTCCGTCGCGTCCGTGGTGGTCGAGGCGGCAACCAAATTCTGATTGACGGTCAACTGGATCTGCGCCGTCGCGCCGGTGACGTTCAGCGGGATCGCGCCGCGGAGGTCATAATCCGAATAAGCAACGGGGATCTCATAGAACATCCGCACGTGCTGTGTCGTGCTCACGGTCGCCGGGCACAGAATAGCCGAGTAGTTATCAGCGCCCATGCCGTAAGGCGAGTTATTCGTATAGACAGCACCGAAAGCAGAACCGCGCCGCATCGTGGCAAGCGAGGTCAGATGCCAGCCGGGCGTAGAAATACGCTGGTTGTTATTCAGATCGGTGAACGTGATGTTGGAAAAGATGTTCGCCGGACCCAGCGCGGTACGGGTCAGCGTCTCCGCGGCGGTCTGCGCAATGTCAAAGTCAACCTGCACGATCACACTCTTGAGCAGGCCAACCGGGCGCAGCAGAATGACGGGCTGCTGACCGTTCGGCGTGCCGGTGAGGGTGCGGGTGTCAACGATCTGGCTCATCGCCACACCGTTTTTGATGCACCACTGCCGCTGTGCCGCGTTCTGCGCAATGATCTGCTGCATCTGAGCGGCGGCGTCGTTTGCGTTCTGAGCCATAACTTTCCTCTGATTTAGCTGTGACGGATTGCGTTACGAATTATGCCCCGGAAGGTCATACCCTTTCGAGGCAGTTGCGATGGTCCGGACAGCCATGCCGCCGAAAACGAGCACCAGATAGATGATTGCCCAATTGAATGGGTTCGCCAGCATCCGGGTGTTTATGAATTTGTCGATCATGGGTTAACCGCCCCTCAGCTGCTTAAACAGGCGGGCGCCGGCTCCCACGAGAAACATCATGCCGAACCCGACAATGGTGATCGTGATTGCGTTGGGGAGATTGAGCTTGATGTAATTCGTTTCCATCGTTGCCTCACAGAAACCGGCGCCGAGGGCGGTTCATTTCCCCCAACCGTTTATGAAACGTGTCAAGGATTATTTCTTCGCTTGGACAAGGGCGTAATGTCAATGCCACATCGCGCGGGCTATCGTACCAACGACACCAATGCGGCGGCAGGCGATTTTCAATTATCTGTTTCGGATGCCACGGCGTGTAACGCGCAAAGTTGGCAACATCTTCCGGTTTTTGCAGATGAAAGCAGGCGAAAAAATCCGCCTCTGTAAAGATGGCAGGTGCCACTCCGGATGGTCGCTGTGTGCACGCGATAACAGGAATGCGCTTTGAACGCCCCTGTGTGAGTACAGCGTGCACCGCCCCCTTCCCGTAATGTTTAGGCAATTCTGCGGTTTCATCGAAAAACAGGCCGGTGCCGCCCCGCTCCCATAAATTCCAAATGAAATCTTCTACGGCTTTGTCGGTTTCGGCGGTCGGCTTTCCAGGCCGCAAAATGTAAATGCCCGGATGCTTCGGCGTTTCGTTAAAGCCGATAACGCGCGCATAATCAATTTGTTTCACGATATCTTCATGTTTGTAATCGACAATCACAAACGGTTGTAAATCGAATGCGGCGCGGCTCAGCAGCCACAAGCCGAACACCGATTTCCCCGAGCCCGTTTTGCCGATCACCGCCACTCGCTGTTTGAGGGTCGGCAACACCATGGCGTTACGATCAGACATGTTGCGTATCCCGAGCCAGCAGCCTGTCAACTTTCTTATTCACATCACGGATCGTGTCTATGATTTCTTTCTGTTTATCGTTCACACGTTTTTCAATGTCACCGATTTCCGGTTTGCGCATATAATTAATGGCGATATTTTCGCGGATGTCCCCCATCTGTGCTTGCATCAAGCTAATTTGCGCTTGCACGGCGTTGAAACGCGTATCCGTATCGGCTTCGTTTTTCTGAACAGCAGCCAAAACCTGATTAAGCTTCTGATTTTGTCCGCCGCTCTGCCAAACGATTGTGAGCATGGTTATGATGAAACCCGCGCACGAAGCCGCTGTGCTCAAATCAAAATGCATTGCCGCGCTCAATGAAAAAGGGCCAGCGTTTCCGCCAGCCCCTTAGATAACGCGCAATTTATAAATTCGCTACTTGTTGAGATCCGCCGAGCTGGAAATCTTGCCGGCAGGTGTCTGCACCGCGTAGCCGGGCAAATCGGCCACCTTCGCAATTGCAGCCGTTTTCGTGCTGGTGAGCATTCCGAGGCCGGCGGAGAGCAGCGCCAGAATGCCAGCGCCAACCGTGGATGCGGTCGCGCCGTCCGTGTAGCCCTTCGCCACAACAGCAGCGCCAGCCGCGGTGATTGCGTAGCGCGCTGCTGCCATGATCGGTCCCGACATCATGGAAAGGATTGCCGCGTTCATTTCCCGTGAGCCTTCTGTTGCGCCGCCATTGCGTCGGCGCTCGACATTACGCTGTTGACGCGTGCCGTCCAACCATTTGCGTAACGATGCCACGTCGAAAGCTTACGCATCATTTCGAACCGATCCGCGCAAATTCCCATGATCGTATTTTGTGCGCTCGTGGTGCGAACGGATTGCAGCGTGATCGGCCCGAGCTTGCCGTCATCAGCGATCCCCAACGCCCGCTGCATCCCAATGATTGCGCGATGCACTCCGCTGTGGACGGCAAAATCATAAACGGCCAGATCCACACCGGCCGGCAAATCGTCACCGCGCACAGCGTTCCAATAATTCAGGTGGTAGATCCGCTGCACGGTATCCAACTTGAGATGGCGCACGTCATTCACGGTCGCTGCCCTCCCAAAATACGCCGACAGGGTGTCACGCGTAATTCCCATATTGGTTGCACCGCCCGGATCGTGCGGGTCATTCACAAACCCGCCCTCATACTTGAGGGTGAGTGCGAAGCATTCCGGGAAGTTGTCGGCGCTCATTATACCCACTCGATTTGCATGATTTCATGCACCCATCGTGCAATCACATGCATGTCATAATGTTTTGTGTGATCAATGATCACGCGAATCATCCGAATACGATCCCCGCCCGCACTGCCTGATTTGCCACACCGACATGAAACCGCTCATCTAGCTCGCTTGTCGAGCACGCGAGCGCTGCGCACACCGCGAGCCATGTTGCCTTACTCATTGCACAGGGTGTCCGTTCACAGTCGGCGCCCGGCCGGGCTTGGGCGGTTTCGGAGCTGTCACCTTCGCGATGACGTGCGGCAACGCCTTCGGGCCGTAGATCATGCCGGCGGTCGTAAACAGGTTCATCCATGCCGCCGCTTCGGGTGTCATGCCACGCGACACAAGCGGATAGTGTTCAGCAACCTTCGCGATTGCTTCGGCTAGTGCTTGAGCCTCTTTTTCCTCTAGCGCCAAATCTTCGTGCACGCGGGCAGACAGAATAAGGTGCGTCGAATACAGCGCGCTCTCGATAAAACTTACATTTACCAAAACCTTCGCTTTGGACTGCTTTTGCGATGTTCCGGCTTGCTTTCCACCGCGTGGCTTTCCCTTGGGCCATCCTCCGCGGCGTCGGGGAGGGTCGATTGCGGTTCCGGGATCGGTTCCGGCTCCGGTTCCGGCGTCGGTTCCGGTTCCGAGCTGGTCAATGCCGCCGCTGTCGTCAGCAGCGCCAACGCTCCCGACATCTCCGTCAGTTGGCCAAGTAGCGTTTCCAGAGACGATTGCGTCTCCGTCAGCCTTTGCTCTACGTCCCCGCGCCATGAACTAATCTCCGAAAACCTTGCTTCTACAGTATTGACGATTTCCGATTGCCTGGCGCTTTCAACCACCTGGTCAACGATCTCGGCCGCCGCTTCTTCGCGGGCTTCGGCGCTCTCAAGCGCCGCTTCGACTACAGCGGCGGTCTGTTCGCCGGCCGCTTCGGCAATCACTTCGGGGTCCATTCGCTCACCTCAGTTCAGTGACGCGACATAACCCGCCGCGCAACCATATCTTCAAGCATAGAAACTCTGCCCTCTAAGGCATTCACCTCATAAGACAGCTCTTCCGGCGACAAGACTTTGAGCCCGAACAGTGACGGCAAAAGATATTCTTGGTTATCCTCTGCCGTCACAATGCCCTCAACGTTACTTGGCGTCGAAGTCGAGGCCGGCTGCGGCGTCGAACCGGCGGACATCGCCGGCATAGAAGTGGTCAATGATGACGCGCTCCATCCAATCGCCGCGCTTTCTGAGGTTGTCGCTGTTGTTCCGGTACGCCAGCGGGTCAGCAGCGGGAGCGGATGTGTCCGCAACCAGCGTGTTGCCAGCACCAGCGTCAACAGCACCGCTATCAGCGCTGCGATCTGCAAACGACGTTTCGCCGGTATCCGCCCGATCTGAGTTGCTGCGATCTGCCATGCCTGTTTTCCCTTCTCTGTTATTGCCGACATATCCAATTGCATGGCGGCAATTCCTTATGAACGCCCGGACGCTTCATCGAGCACCGCTTGTGTGACACGCCCAATCGCAGGCGCATGGACATTGAGATTGTGCAGGGCGCACAGCCGCTCCAGCATCGCGCTCTGCCGCTTCTGAGCTTCTTCGATCCGCTGCACGCGCTCAGCGGTGCCAATCACAGCCGCTTCAAACGAATGCGTGAGCCGTTCGCCATTCGCCTGAACGAAGCGCACCAGCTCGAACACCTTCGCCGGATCGCCGCCCATCCCCTCAATCAGGCCGGGGATCGTTGGCGCAATGCCAAACGCCTTGAGCACCGACTTGAGAATTTTCGATTGAATGTCGACTTGATCCAATGACATGACACGCCCGCTTATGGATTTGGCGCCAACAATTCCGCGGCGCGATCCGAACCATATAACTGCGTCGCCATTTGCTGCAATAGCGGCCATTCCGGAGCGTTAGAACGGAATGTGACGACAGCGTTGAAAATATCCTGAATGCGTTGCGATTGCGTGGCAACGCCCTCAATCATGGCGTCGTGTTCCGCATCCGTCATGCGACGCCAGATTTCAATTTTGTCGATTGCGATTGGCGCGGGCGGTGCCGGTTTGGTTGGATCATGCGCAGCAATCACGGATTGCAATTTGTCGAGCGCATCGGGCGGCATATCGTCTGCGACAAAGACAGCGTTTTCGCTGTAAGCAATGCCGTCGCGTAACCCTGCGGCATCGAGTTCCAGCGGGAACGATGGTCCGATTTTGCAATCAATTTTCATTGTACACTATCTCCAACCGTCGTTACGAATGAGATATGCCCGCCAGCGTTTACAGCTATGTAGGCCGACATGTTGACAAGGCCGGTCGGTGGGACCGCAATTTGCTCAGCAAACGATGTGCCGGCATATCCAACGGTGCCAAGTGTAATCGCCCCTGAACTCCCGACATTGCCGTTAATTCCTGCCCATGTGTAATTCGTGTTGCCGGCAGTATTTTGCGTTGAATAGCCGAAAACTCGGCAATGGACGCTGGCGTCACCCCAGGATAAACAATATAAAAAACCGATCGCAACGGGCGTTGTGCTACCAGTTCCAATGGCGTTTCCGTTATAGTAGTATAGTGGCCGTCTCACTCGGTTAAAGTAAGTTGCTACGAGACGATAAGTGAGGTTGTCGGCAAATTGGCCAGTGCTTTGATTAAGATAATAAGCCATGCCGACGCATGTTCGCGTCGGATCACCCGCTTTGATTGGGCAACCGCGTGTGTCGAGACCGTATGCTGTTGTTGACCATTCCAGCGCCATTACGCCCGGTGCGCTCATGTACGCATAACAATAATAAAGCGTTGAAACGGACAACGTGGTTACACCGATGGTATTGCCGATCACGAGGCCATTGCCCGCGTTGTACGGTACTGTTTCAAGGTTGCCGTTAATCAGCAACAACCCACCGTTCAGCGGCATTAACCTGCAATGCGTTGCATCTACATACTGGAATTGGCACTGTCCGGTCACTGGCTGGCCGATGGGGCGCCAGGGTGTCCACGTCCCGACAACGCAGCGGCGTTCCCATACCTGCGTGTCGGTGCTGAGCAGATTGCGCGCGAGCTGATAAATGTTAAGCGCGCTGGAGCTGTAGACGCGGCAATCGATCTGCCACGTGCCGGCGCTGAGAGCCGTGCCGGCGTTGGTCGGATTGAGAACGTCGTAAAATCCGGAGATGGTTAGATTGTCGAGGTTGTAGCCGTTCGCCAGCTTGACGTTCACATTCCAGGTGATGCTGTCGAGGTAGGCGTCTGTCGTGCCGCCCGTGATAGAAGCCACGTTCGCCGCCTCCTGAGATGCGAATGCGTTTACGTTTCCGCCCTCGCCATGGAATGTGCCAGTGTAGAAATACGCAATCGGTTTGATCGCTGCGCCGCTGAACGTCACCGTGTTGGTGGATTGCGGGATCGGTAGATTTACCTTTTGAAACCGCGGCACCAGCGTTGTGATTGGTCCGATGGTGACGGAGCAATCACCAGCGCCTTGCATGTTATCGACCACAACGCCGATAGCGGGAATGCTTGTGCTGGCCCCGAGCCCACCGCCGGATGGTGCAATAGAAATGCCCGTGTAAGTGGACAAATCCACCAACACGGGCGCAATCAGATCCGTGGTGTTCCCGGCGTACGCTTGCCACGTGAGAGCGGAAAGGGTCGCCGTTGTCATCGCAATTCCTTATGCAGTCGCGTACTGCGTTCCATACAAGAGAACGTTTGCAAATGCGATATTCACAAGCGTCGGATCGGAAATGATGGCGCCGGCCGAAATGCCGATCAGATTGCCTTTGCGCGTCGGCAGAATGTACCAGCCTTGCGTTTTCGATTTCGCGTCGATGCGATAGCTCGGGCCGGTCGCGGCGCGCAGTGTGATCGTGGTTGGGCTGCGGTTGTCGATATAGACCGATTGCACGTTGTCGATCAGGTTTAGAATGCTCTCATCCTCAAAGTTGAGGGTGTGATCGTCAGCGCCCGAGCCACCGTTGGGAAACAGCAGACCGGACAGCGACCAGATCAATGGATTGCCACCACCGGGGCCATCCACAGCCGGCGGGATACCGCAATTGTGAGCCCACACACCCGAGTTGGTGAATTGGTTTGCCATTACGCTATTTCCCTTTTGCTCACGGCGCGCAACAGCGCCTTGTTTGCCGGGCCGGCTGTCGCCCGAATGCGGCGGGTTATGTAAACCTGTGCGCCATTTCGCTGCAATGTTGGCGCGGGATTTGTCATCGTCACTTCGGCAATTTCATCGTCCAACACGTCTTGCATATCGCGCCACGTCATACCGCTTGTGCCCTTGGATCGGATCTTGAAGCGCTTTTCGTCCGGCTTGTCCGCGCCGCGGTCGCACGCGTAGGTTTTCTTGCCGGCGACAATCACCCGCTCGAACGTGTCTTCCAGATCCCACGCGCCGAGCCGGGACGGATGCAGGTCGGTGTTCTCCAGCTCGAGGCAGATCAGGCTGTCGGTGTCGCAGTAGATCGCGCCCCGGCTGTTGCAGATCGCCTCCAGCAGAACGGCCCGTGCCGCCCCTGTGATCGATGCCGCCGTTGCCACGTTGCGGAAGCGGAGCCTGTCGGTTGGCTTCTCCCAAATGCTGTACCCCATGGCACGATTGGCGATGGCAGGGAGGTCGCCCCATTCATCGCAGTTGCGCGCGATCCGCTCATTTTCACCGTTGGGGAACCATTGTTCTGTGTCCTCGCCCGTTGTAGGAGGGCGCCAACCGTAGTCCGTGATGTAGCTTTCTTTGTATTTGCGTGGGTTCTGAGCGAATTTCCCGTAAGCGTTATTGAGAATAAGCTTTAGGAAGATATCGGTTTTGTGTAGATCGATATATTTTTCGCTGTCAGCGTGTCCCCCTTCCTCAAGCAGCTTCTTTTCGTCTTTAACAATTTGGCGCCTGTCGTAGAACGGCTTAACGAAATGCTCGAACGTGGAGAGCTTTTCGAAGTCAATACAGTAATGGATTTCGACATCTTCGATCAGCCCATACTTTATCGCGACGTTGTATTCGTGGATTGTCGTTTTGAACCGATGCCGCCCGTTCAACGGGCTCGTTTCCATGTCCGGTCCCCGCGTCACTAAGGCACCGTGATTGGTGCATGTGAGATCGATAAACACCGTGTTCGGACCGGGCTCCCCGTCGCGTACCTCGAACGCACGGCCAACAGGATGTCTCATGGCAGACATAACAAAAGGATACATAGAATTAACATCGTACAGTTTATAGGGTCCAACGAACTCGCCTTTCCCTGCGATGCACTCAACTCGGCCGCCGAAATAAAAGTGACGCAAATAAGCGTCACTATTCTCGGCCAGGTTCTCCACCTCATAGCCGGCACCTTTCAGGGCAACCATCGCCGCTTGGCCAATGGAGAGTTTTAGACCATGTTCTTTGATGAAGGCTGCGACAATTTCGAGCAGGTATTTGCAATCAGCTAGCAGATAATCGAGGATTTCTTTGCGATGCTTGTTGCGCCTATGCTTTTTGAGCTTGGTATAATCGAATTTGTCTTTGCGATAGGCCGCGAGCTTTTCGGGGATGATATGATAGCTGTCACGGATGTGGTGTTTTCCGATCCGTGCCGACATGATACCGCGCCCTTTAAAGCTGACGGCGCCGCGTAGGCGGTACAGCAAAAACTGCCAATCGAACTTCCCGCCGTTGTGAGCGAAGATCGTATATTCATCCGGGAGACTTTCGATTGCGGTTAACACTTCTGTACAAAATTCATCCAAATTTTCGTTCCAAATAATCACGGGTTCGAAGTTGTACGAATACAGGCAGGCACAGAACGGCGCGATCCGCTCCGCCGGCCGGTCCTTGTCGAAAGGGTCACTCTCCATGTCCAACACCGCAATGTTCCGGTGACGTGCCTCTTTTTTGCGCTGGTGCCGCTCCCTGTCGATTTGCTTGCGCGGCTTGGGCTCTGGCACCCGGCGACCATCCGGCGTCGCCAGGAAGGCCGCCATGGCCGTTGCGAGGTCAATCATTCGACCAGCTCCAGCACGTTTATGAAATCTTCCCAATCCTCGAACGTGCCGCCCCTGTCCGGGTCGTAATCGGCCATGAACTCGGCCAGCGCTTGAACGCTGGAAAACAGCGGGCTCTGTGCGACGCCCCACTGTTTGAACTGGAGCTGATAGCGATAATTTTTGCCCGTTGGCAGTTTGGAAAGATCTTTCGTGGCTTCGTGAAAGTGGCGACGGTATTTCCTACCGTGTGAATAGACGATGGATGTAACTTCGCCGGTTTTAGGGTTGACGCGGATGCGTTCACCCGGCTCCGTCGGGATGATTACACGGTTGTTCGCGCCACGAAGGAACTTCGGCCGCTCGCTTTTCTTCACTTTGGCAACGGAAATTGTCTTCGCGTGGCCAGAAGCCAGCAAAGGAATATCGTTTGCGAATTTCCTTAGAGCTCTCTTTTGGGCGCCAGAGGCGCCGCCTTTGCCAACTTTAGTCGAGCCTGACCAAAGCTTGTTTTTCTTTAGGACCTTAAGCTTATCCGCCGTTGACAGTTGCTTAGGCGGGGGTTTTGCTTTAGACATTCCTTAGCCCTGTCCGCGCCCGTGACACAGGGTTGGCTGTGCGGTGTTCGCGCTAGTCCACCGCTCAAGCTTAACGCCCGGTCCCGTCTCCAGCGGGATCGGGCGTTTCTTTTTGCCGCGCTCAATCGCGGCGCGTCAATCGAATTACACTTTGAACACATACTTCCCGAGTGCGTATGAAATCAAAGCACCCGTCACGAGTAACAGTAACCAGCGCATGGAATAAGAAAGCGAAGCAAACTGTGTCATCATTGTTTTTCTCCGAGTGCCTTCTGTAACGCGTTTAGCAACTTCTGATCCATGTTGCGCGTGGGAATACCGTTTTGCCACTCGCGATAGACCTCTCGAAGCTCTGCAAGCGGATCTAAAACGAGTGCGGGCGGTACATCCTTTCCGGCTTTGCGCGCCCTGTACAGCTTCGCGCGTTCCGAGCTGGTCAAAGGGCGGTTTAGATACCGCGGGCGAGCACCACGGGTCGGGGGTCCAATGTCAACGGTCAATTGTGCTTCTCCCATGGTTGGCAGGGACCGCGCGCTCATAGTCGGCGCGGCGCTGCATCAGCGTGGTGACTTGTTGGATGCGATAGATCTCCGTGCCGCCGCGGATCATGGCTTCACGGAGCTTTTTAATCTCGCTGGCAGGCATCGCCAGGATGGCTGTGCTTTCCTTGCACGTGAGCCGGCGTGGACCGAAGTAGCGGGCGCTCATAGCCAGAACTCGCGGTAGCTCTCCGTCAGGCTGTGCCCGCGATCCGCGCGTCTGTAAGCGACACAGGCGCGCAATCCGTCGTTGCGGCGTTGTAGTCCGAGATACCATGCTTTCATTGTGTTAGGCTCCAAAACGCGAGGGCGATTACTGCGGCTGTACTTCCGGCCAGAGCAGCCATTGCGTAATTAATGAGCATTGCTTTTCTCCGTTGGATCAAGAAACGGGTTAATCAGTTTTTCGGCCAACGCCTCTGCTTGCTCGGGTGTAAACGTAACTGACATCGCTGTGTTAGGCGCACCCAAATCAATATTGAGATGGGTTTTATCGCACGTTGCGCAAATGTAAGGCGTTAGCGCAACGATGGTGCGCACCGATACGCCGTCGAGGCATAAAATCGCGGATGCCTCAAGCGAATTGCACACGATTGTTTTTGTGCCTCGCATCATCACGTTTCTCCCATAGGTAAACGCCGCGGAGCGTCTGGAGTGCCAGATCGTAACGCGCGAGGCAATACGTATTCACGTTCAGAAACAGCTTACCATGCGAGCGAGGCAACGCAAATCACTATGATCAACGTTCTCTCGTGACGATACGGTGGACCCTATACGTGT